AACAAAGTCATTTCTGTATTCCTGTCCTTTAACATTCTTGTCTAATTCTAAAATAAATTCTGTTTTGTCTGGTGATGTTTCCACTAATGGATATTTATATTCTTTAATAAATACTTCTTCTTGTACTGATGTGTCTTTTTCTTCATTACCACCTTTAAAGAATTTAATTTCATTACCAATAACTTTTCTTTGAACTTCACCACTAAAGACATTACCACCTGCGTCGACAAAAACATTTCGTTCTCTACCGGCTAATCTTCTTAAAAACTTATATACAACATCATACTCACCTTCTTGAAATCCTAAATCTCGTAAGTGTTGTCCAACATTAATATCAATGAAGTCTCCGTCGTTTTCAAAACTAACTTCATTTAATGCCAGAACTTTTGTTACGATTAAGTTTCCACCAGTATCGTAAACGTGTAACATCATAAAGTCATTTAGTTGGTCTCTACCGAAACTACTATAAACTTTAGAGGGTGCGAATAAATTATTTCGTTCTTGTTGTGTAAATGAATATTCTTGTGCCATTATGAGTCTTTACCTGGTGATTGGTCCACGATATATGGAAATCCTAATCGCAACCATATTCGTTGTCCTTGTGGTGTTCTATATAAATGATTTTCAATTAATTCATCATATTGAAAATCTCGTAAATCTTTTTTTACTTTACCGAATCGTTTACCACTTATACCTGCGGCTTTTCTTGATTCGTTTAATCTAAATTCTTCCCAACCTTGTGCATTGTTTCCTTTACTTCTATTCTCATCAAAGAATTGTAATAGTTTATTGTGTAATAAATCTGTTGAGATGTCAGGTCCGTTTTCTTCTCCGTAAAATTCATTAACAAACTGAATCAAATAATCTCTTAATGTTAATGCAAACTCTACTTCTTTTGTATTTGTTGTTGTGGTTGTATCGGTTGTATCTTCTGCGAGTGGTTGAAAGTAATATGTAAATTGATTATCTATTTGACCTGTGAAAAAGAATTGTTTGTTTTCTAAACGAACTTCTTCAAAATCCTCTTCTAATGAAATACCTGGTGTTTCACTTTCAAATGAAACCAACACTCCGTCTTCATCTCGTAAAGGTGAGTTAGCATCAATCGATGCTGATACTTGTTGTTTACCTTTTAAGTCATTTATTTCTTCTTGATATTCACGAGTATCACCATTTATAATATTATTATATAGTTGTGATTTCTTTGCTGCGTCCGAAGGTAAGTAAGGCATTTTATCTCACCACTCTAAATTCGTAATTATCGTCGTAGAAGTTAACTTCTTCTTCATCGGTTCCACTACCACTAACTACTTTAAGACAAAATCTATAATTCCTTTCTGCTTGTAATCCATTCATTTGAACTCTGAAAAAATTACCTGTTGTATCACAACTAATTCTTGAACCACTACCAAACGGAACAATAATTTCTTCGGTATCTGCGTCTTTGATTTCGTATTCGGTTGACGCACTTGGTAAATACTTTACATCTAATTCTGCTGGTGTTGTTGCGAAAGCAGTTGTTGGATATAATTCTCTACCAACTACTCTAAATTTAACTATTGACTTTTCTTTATATTCTGGTCTTAAGTTTTTAAAGTAAACTTTTAGTCTTTCCAAATCCGTTGATGTTAGTGGTGATAAACTTCCTGAGTTCCAAGAACTATCGTCCCACACTACTTCTAATTTAGGTGGATAAATTGTATGAGTTTCTCTTGAGAAATATTTTAGATTTCCTAATCTTGAACTATCACCCTCTTGTCCTGAATCAAAGTCAAACATAGATGAACTTGGATGAGCTCCGTAAGAACCACTATCTTCTCGTTTGATAATAAATCCGTTATTTGGATATACTGAACTTGAATAAATGTGGTTATTGACTAAGTCAGTTATGTCTGCTCTAATATCTTTTCTATCGAAAGAAATATCATATGAAGAACTAATACCATATTCTTGATTGGTATCAATACTTGATGTAAACCAAGCACCTCCGTCAGTCAATACTGAACCTGTTACCCAAGGTGTCTTGGCGTCGTGGTCTCTGTATTGATAACTTACTCCGTCAGTCGTTACTGGGTCGTGGTCAAGTTTTCCTGTTCCTTGTTTCCAACTACCACTAACCATATAAATGTGTAGTGATTGTGATGCTTCCACTTCTTCAGAAGTTGCATCGAATAAATTTAAATAATACTTTGCGGTGGAAGGTATTTTTCCGTCCATAATAGATTGTGATATGTAAGAATAATCAAAGTCAATCAATACTCTGGATACATTTCCTACCGTACCATTATTGTTTACAACTTTATTGATTTCTAATATTTCGTCAAATCCAGTATTGATAGAAGCTGTTGTTCCACCTGAATATATTGTCGCATCTCTTTTTCCAAATTCAAAATAATGCATTATCTATCTCCCACTACTTTACCCTCAATATCACTATTGGGGAATTTTAATTCAAATATACTCGGGTCTAATGAAGGATAAATCACACCCTCTTGTGATGCGGTTCTCACATCATAAACATTACCACTATATCCATTTTGAACTGAGTGTTTATTTTCAATCAATATTAAATCCCTATTTGGATTATTGACTTCTGGTGGAACCAAAGATACTACTCCGTCCACTAATGAAATCTGATATGCTAAATCACCCAATACAATTGGTTGGTTCATTTGCCACTTATCTGGTGCAAAGAACTCTTTTACTTTTTGTATTGCTTTAAACAATACATCATTTTTATTATATCCTCGTTTTACAATGATATCAAACTTAACACCAATGTTAATAACATATCCGTCTTTAATGTTGATTGCGTCTGTTAATATTCTGTATTGTGAAAGATATACTTTTAAATTTTGTTTTACTGCTCTATTCAATGCTACTAACTTTTTATCAACATCATAACCCAATAAATACATATTCAATGCTAATGGATTTGGTTGTTTTGTAGCTGTTCTTGTATCAATTACTTGTCCATCAATAACTTGTAATTGTCCTTGATTTTCTAATTGTTCATCTTGAACAATATATGCCTTTGCTATGTTTCCATATTTTTGTGGTAATGAATAAGCTCTTGTAATGTAGTCTGCTTTTGTTACTGCTCTATTTTGTGCATTAAAGTATGCTGCAGCATTCTCTTTTATTTGAGTTAGAGTTTCTGATGAAGAACCACCGGATGCTGGAACTTCATTTGTAATTTTTATACTTGCTTCAGCACTGGCTTTTTTAGTCGCATCCAATCCTTCGGTAGAAATTGTATACACCTTTCTTGCAAAACTATTTAGACTATTACTTGCAACATTATCTTCAACTCTTCCACCATAATTATACTCTACGGTAAGTGTTGTGTTGCTTGGTGCTAATCCAAATGTTTGTGTTTTTAAAAAATTACTTGGGTCAAATGCCTCATCTAATCTCGATACACCCATTCCTAATGATGAACCAACATTATCTGGATTTGGAATTATTTCTTCATCTGCATTATCACTAATACCTGAACCAAATCTTAATTCCATTTTATTATCATCACGAACATAAGTTGTAAATCTTCTTGATGATTTAATTAATTTTAACAAATAAGGTGTATCCGTTTCAAACTCACCCAAGTCTGGGTCGTTCAATGTTGTGTTTTGTTCTGTTTCAAAAATCGTGTCTTGTGCTAAAAATGGAACCTGATAAAATTTATTACCTGAACTATCCGTTACTGATACGATTTCAGTTACCTTTTCGTTTGATAAAACTATTTTGTCAAATTCTTTTGCGTTGTTAAATGTAAATTCTTCTGACTCTCTTGTGCCAGATTGTGCTAATACTTTTTTAGTTAATCTAAATAATGTAGGTTCGGTACCTGTACCTGGGTCTAATAATTCAACTTTCATTCTGTCTAATGAACTCGATGCTTTAAAATTAACATCGTCTAATAATGTAAACTCTGCTCCATTGTTTGCAGTTACGGTTGAGTTGGCACTTAATACACCTGCATAATCTAAGTCAGCTATAAATCCATTATTACCATCAGACTTAGAAGGAACCTCCACACTAACGGTCATTTCAACCGTTGCGGGTGTTGCTAACTTGGGTTTGTATCCGTATGATTGTGCAATCGCTAATACATTTTTCCTTTCTTCTGCGTATTGTAAAAGTGTTTCTCTGAATTGGTTATCAACATAGTAATTCAATACATCACCAACATAAGATGCCATTTCAACAAACATCATTCCTGGTGATGCTTCATTGAAATCATTGTATTGGTTTGGGAAATAGTTTTTCGCAAACTCAATTAAATTACTTCTTATATCTGTAAAATCTCTACCGAGATAATTTACTTCTTTACTAACTAACTTTTTATTTGTACCGTAATCTGGCATTCTTATTCTCCAATTCTAAAATCAAAATTTAATATTTCAATGGTGTCAGGATTTAAAGGAACTGAAAACTCAATCGAAACATTAACTGTATTATCTTGTTGTGTGGTGAAAACATTAATTATATTAATGTATGCTAAGAATTTATCAACTGATGAACGAATGGTTTCTTCTATTCTACTTGGAATATCTTGTCCTTGTTCAAACACAATAAACTTTAATTGTGAACCAAACTCTGGCTGAAATATTCTTTCACCTGGTGTCGTTAATAACAAATTTTGTAAATTTGCTTTTGATTGTTCCAATACAGTTTTTGTTTTATAGAAAAATCCCTCTGGACTATGGTCCAATGGAAATCTTATTCCGACATACTTGTCTTCATTTCTATCTATTTCTCTTACGCTTCTTGCCATTATTTATTAAGGTCTGAAATTATCCTCACCTGTTTTCTTTTTACTAATTGCTTTCATTAATCCAGAATAATCACGAGTTAGTGCATTTTGAACATCTTCAGGAACTTGGTCTACTGAAACACCTTGTTTCTTGATTGTATCGACTGCTGCCATTTCTCTCGCTACTTCTTTATTCTGCCCTCTACCTAAATCTCCATAACCCAATACTTCTGCCATATTGTCAGAACCTAATACTCCACCACCCAATGAAGGGTATTCTTCAGTTTGACCTGATGAACCCAATGGTTTGGTTTGGTTCAATACTTCGTTTAATGCTTTGTCTTTTGTGTATTGTTTTTTAGGTTTTTTATTAATTACCTTTTTAGGTGTTGGTTTAGAAATTGTTTCCGATAAACTAATTTCTTTTTCTTCATTAATAAATATCTCGGTCATCTGTTTTTTAACTTCTTTACGGACAACTAATTCGATTATTTTTATTAAGTCATTTTTCTTCATTACTACTCCTACTTTGTTAAGTTTAAAATTTTTCCGTACATTTTTAATTGTTCAACATCTCCCTCTACACTACCCTGTTCTGCAATATAATCTTCAAGAAGTCTGAACACTCCATTATCTCTTGCTCTCGGTATATCTCCACCACCTACACTTTTATCTTGTGCAATAGCTAATGCGTCATTAGCTCCTGGTATTTGGTTCCTTTCTTCTTCTGGTATGTTTTCCAATAAAGCAAGTAAATCTTTTCTATCACCAGCGTCTATCGCTGCAGAAATTTGATTTGCTTGTTCTAATTTAGCTTTATTTGATTCTGCAAATCTTTGTGCTTTTTGAATACCACCCTCAATATCTTTTGAAAATTCTTCAATATCCCCAACCACATTTGTAAGACCTGATGGTATTGGTAATGATGCTTTTATCTCAGGTAATGTTTTTGTTTCCATTAACCCTTGACTTAAAAACTCTAAATTCAATGTTGCGTCAACAAAGTTTTTTGCACCCTCTAAACCTTTGACGATATCCTTCACGCCAGAAGGTAGAGTTAGTGGATTAGATAGTTTAGGAACACCAAGAGTAAATGCTTGAAATAATTTTTGTATTCCCATTGTTTGTTTTAAAAATCCTGCCATATCTAATTGTGGAAATGGAATACCCTCTTTTGTAAGATTGACTATTTTTCCATTACCACTTCCCTTAATATCAAATTCTATTGTACTATTTCTTGGGTTTAGTGTAATTTTATCCTCAGATGTAATCAATACATCACCTTGATTTGATTGTAAATTAATATCCTTACCGGCTATTAAATCAATTGTATCATTAACACCAACCACAAATTTATCAGATAATATTTGAACTCTTGGTTCTTCAACATTGGTCATTGATAATACTGAACCATTATTATTTATTTCAATAGAACCTGTATTCTCAATATTTCCTATATTAATAAAATTATTAAATCTTCCTTGAAATAAAGTATCACCAGTATTAACTCTTGCTGGTGTTGGAAAAGTATTTACAAATCCACCACCTCGTTCAAAATCAATTGTTTGACTACTTGTTCTGCTACTTTCGTTAAACGCTTGAAAGTTTATATCTTCAATGTTTTCACTCAATCTTGCTAAATAATATTGTTGTCCTTTGTAAGACATACCTAACCATAATTCGCCTCGTAAAGGATATTGAATTATGTTTGAGTTCAATGGTAAAAAAGTTCTTCCTTCAATTTCTTCTACTGAATCACCTTGTTCCGAAAAAACATATCTTCCAACCACTTCACCTTTTAATAAATCATTTTTTGAATTGGATATCTCAACAATCTCAAATACCTCTAATTCATAAA